CGTGTCACCAAGTCTCTCTCTTTTGTTGTCACCGACGACCGCATTCTCATCACGGATACGGACTACATCTCCGGCCAAGTCTGGGTCGAGTTCTCGCTTCCGCAGCCGAAGTTCACTTCGACCGCTTTCAACTCTTCCACCGCTTACGCAGCGGGCGATCTCGTTTACTACAACACCACCGGCGACTGCTACGAGGCGCTGCAAGACACGACCGGCAATCTCCCGACGAACGAGGAGTTCTGGCTACGCCACCGCATCCCTGCGTTCTTGGCGGACTACCTCAAGTTCTACGCCCTCGCCGAAACGCTCAGTGAGGACGGCCAGATGGACAAAGCCAACTACCAGTTCGCCCGCGCCGAAGGCATCCTGCAACAACGAATGGACGACGCCTGGCTGCGCAAAGGCGAGGTCCGCCGCTGGTCCGCTTCCTTCCAATAACACCCCTATTGACACCCCTCCCGATAATTAAATCAACGCTATGAGCAACCCCACCGTTCAAATCGCCGCCCGCAGTTCCGCAGGCATCGTCCAGCCCGTCCAAGCCACTCCAGATGGGGCTCTGCGAGTCACCACCGGATTTGCGCTTCCGCTTTACGACCGCTTCACGATCACCCGCGTGGGCTCCACGAACAACACGCTCTACACCGAGTATTCGCTCGGCGGAGTCGCTGTGGCGCGAATCTATGTGACCTACTTCGTCGGCACTCCCACCACCGACAACGCCGCCGTCTCCGGCTCCTACCTCGTTCTCCCGCCGTTCTGATTTATGTCCAGCATCGCCTTTGATCCCCTGACTGGAACGATGATCTCGACCACTGCGCAAGTCGCTCAGCTCGACTCCTCGGGCCAAGTCTCCGGCGACATGATCCCGGACGAGTTCGACGATGTTCAAGCCTTCCCGACCCTCGCCGACTTCCCAAACCCCGGCACCGTAGCCCGCATCTACTTTCCGCAAGATTCCAACATCCCCCATCGTTGGGACCCCGACACCCTTTCCTACCTCCCCATCGCCTCCGACGCGGACGGCGGTGAGTTTTAGGACAACCCCGCAGAACAACCAAACACCCCCAAAACACCATGCCAAATACCCTTCGCATCAAACGCCGCCTCTCCGGTAACGCCGGAGCCCCGTCCAGCCTCGCTATCGGCGAGTTGGCGTATAATAAAGTAGATGACCGCCTCTATCTGGGACTCGATTCCGGAATTATCACGCTGGCGGGACATGGCGAATATGCCAAAAACTCCGACCTCGCCTCGGAAGTTTCCACGCTGAACTCCAGCATCAGCTCGGAAACCTCCCGCGCCACCGCAGCGGAAGCCGCCCTCGGCACCCGCATTGACAATGTTCTCTCGAATGTCACTCCCGGCTCGCTCGATTCGTTGACGGAAGTGGTCGCCGCTTTCGAGGCCGCCGACAGCAACCTCAATGGAGCCATCACCTCCCTCGCCAACAGCGCCTCCAGCGCCCTGACCGCCGAGGTCAACCGCGCCACCGCAGCCGAGCAAGCGCTTGATGGCCGCCTCACCACAGCGGAAGGCGACATCACCGCCCTTGAGTCCCGCGCCACCAGCATCGAAGGTGCTGCCTCGACCCTCGCAGGCCGTGTCACCACAGCCGAAGGCGACATTGATGCAGTCGAAGCCCGCGTGACCACTCTCGAAAACGCCAGCGCCGACTCACGCCTCGACGAGGTGGAGAGCGACATTGCCGCGTTGGAGAGCCGCGCCACTAGCATCGAGTCCGCAGCGACAACCCTCGCCGGTCGTGTGACGACTGCCGAGTCCGACATCGACGCCATCGAGTCCGCAGCGACCACGCTGGCTGGCCGTGTGACGACCAACGAAGGCGACATCGACGCCCTCGAAACTCGCGCAGGCAACATCGAATCCGCAGCCACCTCGCTCACCTCCCGCGTTTCCGCGCTCGAGACCGAGATCGACGGCGGCAGCTTCTAATCAGCTCCCTCCCCCCACAGCGGCGGTGCGGTTCCAGCCCGCGCCGCCGCCACGGGGCCACTGCTTAAAACTTAATTCTTAAAACTTAAAACTTCTCCATGGCCACGGTCATCCAGCTCCTTCGCACCACGGTTCCCGGCCGAGTCCCCACCGCCGCGCAAGTGGCCGAAGGGAGCCTCGCCCTCAACCTCGCCGACCGGCGCTTGTATTCCAAGGACCACCTCGGAGAAGTCTTCCGCCTCGCCCGCCCCCGCGACCCCAGCGACTACCTGTCTCTCAGCGCGACCGACGGCACCACCCTCTACATCGGCCGCCTCGCTTGGGAAGACTACCCCGCCACCGGCCCCGCCGAGGACTCCACTGCCTGGACCATCTACAAAATTTCCACCAACTCCGCAGGCGATGTCGTCTCGGAGCAATCCGCCACCGGCGCGTGGTCGAACAAGGGGAATTTGACCTATGCTTAGTCCACTTTACGGCCAACTCTCCCCCCTCCGCGTGCCGACCACGGATATAGCCATGCTGGCCGCAAACGCCTATATCGCCGCCGTTGAAGCCGCCGATGGTCAAAGTTTGGAATCTGGCGTGAAATCGGCATTCACAGATTTCATCGTCGGCTGCCACAACGACGGCATTTGGACAGCCCTGAAATCCTCCTGCATCCTCGCCGGTGCGCGCACGCTCTCCGGTGCGCTCGTCCCGCTGGCGGGAACAGCACCGACGAATAACAACTTTGTCAGTGCAGACTATAACCGTGAGACGGGCCTGCTCGGAAACGGAAGCACGAAATACTTAAATTCAAATCGCTCTGCCACAGCAGACCCTCAAAACAACGCGCATTTCGGCGTTTTTGTTTCCGCACCCGGGGTCACTGGAAGGTATTATTTAGCTCAATTTACAACTAGCACAACCCCAATAAGATACGATTATATTATGAGCAACATTAATATTGTCATTCGAGGGGATTCAAACATCGCAGCTAATTTAAGCCCGGGAGCTACTGGGCTGATCGCCGCCTCCAGATCATCATCCTCTCAAGCTTCTTACAGAATAAATAAAAACAGCTCGACAGTTAATAACACGAGTAAAGCTGTGGACAATTTAAATCTATTTATTTATGCAAGAAATATAAACGGATCTCTCGGCAGTGGACTATCCAATGGCCGCCTCTCCTTCTACTCCATCGGAGAATCCATCAACCTCGCCGCCCTCGACACCCGCGTCAGCACGCTCATGACCGACCTCGCCGCCGCTATATGACACTCGCCGACCTCATCACCCAGGCCGTGAGCTACGAGACCACGAAAAACCTTGCACTCGTCTTTTCGCCTGCCCTCGCCGCGCAACTCGCCGCCGTCCAAGCCGAGCATGGCAACCCGCGCCATGTCGCCAGCCCCGTCGATCTCGTCGATGGCCGCAAAATGCTCTGCGCAGATTTGCTGACCGAAGTCGGTCCCGGCGGCATCTACTCTGGCGGATTCGCGCATCTCCCTGCCGAGCTATTCCCCAGCGTCGAAGTCCTCCCCATGTCCCAAGTCCTCCCGCTCCTGCCACAACCCGAAGAAATCTAACCAACCAACACCATGCTAGAACAAGTCTCCACCTCCGTAAAGTTCCTCGCCTTCTACACGGCGTCGAAACAAGGCAAAACCGGCCTGACCGTCACCGTTGACATCTACAATCCAAGCGGCACGCAGATTGTGACCGCAGGCAGCGCCACCGCCCTCGGCGGCGGGTTGTATAGCTACACGCTAACAAGCAACAACAGCGCGGAAGGGGAGTATGCCGCCATTTTCAAGACCACCGACGCCACCGTGGACGCTCAGCACATCCCAAGCCTCTGGGTCCTCGGCCGCGCCGGAGTCGAAAACCTCGACGCCGCCACCAGCACACGATTGCCGTCCAGCAGCTACACGGCCCCAGCGAACTCAGACATCGCCGCCATCAAGGCTGCCACCGACAACCTCCCAAGCGATCCAGCAGACCAAAGCCTCGTCGAGTCCGCCATCTCCGCCCTCTCGATCCCGACCGTGGTCCAGATCCGCACCGAGATGGATTCCAACAGCACCAAGCTGGCGAACCTCGATGCCACGATCTCGAGCCGTTCAACCCTCACGACCGGCGACCTCCCGAGCGTGCCTAGTGCCGCTTCGGTAGCCACCGCCGTGCGCACCGAACTGACCGAAATCTCGAACCTCGATGCCAGCGTCTCGAGCCGTCTGGCCTCGGCAGCCTACACAGCCCCGACCAGCGCCCCGACAGCCGCCGCTGTGGCTTCAGCCGTTCGCACAGAGCTGACCGAACTCAGCAATCTCGACGCCTCCGTGTCGAGCCGTTTGGCCTCGGCGTCTTACACCGCGCCAGCCAACTCGGACATCTCTGCGATCAAGAGCAAAACCGACAACCTCCCGGCCTCGCCCGCAGGGGTCTCCGACATCCCCACCACCGCGCAGATCAGCGCCGCCGTGGAAGGCTCGCTCCTCAACGAAGGCGACGGCCAAGCCGTGCTCAACGCCCTCGTCGGCGCCATCGGCAACCAGAATGTGGACGAAATCGCCCTCGTGGCGGCCATCCGCTCCGACCTCGAGCGCAGCGGCGGAAAACTCGACAGCATCCCCACCGCTGCCGCTCCCAGCGCGGCCTCCGTGGCAAGCGCCGTGTGGAGCGCCAGCACCAAAGAGATCACCGGAGGCGTGGTCGATACCCTCACCAACTCGCCCGATGTCCCGACCGAGGCCGAAATCGCCAGCCAAGTCCGCACCGAGCTTTCGGTCGAACTCGGTCGGATCGATCAATCGATCAGCACCCGCCTCGCGGCCAGTGCCTACACTGCGCCGAGCACTCCGCCAACCGCAGCGGCCATCGCCGACGAGGTCCGCGTGGAACTCGCCAGCGAACTCGCCAACCTCGACGCCCCGGTCAGCGGCGCAACAGCCCCAAGCGCCGCCACCGTGGCCACGGCAGTTCGCAGCGAGCTTGCCACCGAGCTGTCCCGTGTGGATGCAGCCGTCAGCACCCGCCTCGCCGGATCGGCCTACACCGCGCCAGCGAACAGCGATGTCGCCGCGATAAAAACGAAGACCGACGCAATCAATGTGGATCGCATCAACAACACCGCGACCACGGCCATTGTCGGGAATCTTTTAGCTCAGGCGAATAGCTAATGAGCACAGAAGTTGTCCGAAACAGACCAGGTGTAAAAATGAGCGTCGGCGAGTTCATCGCCGCGCTCGCCTTTGTGGCAACCGTCTTCTCCGCATCGCAAGCCTGGTGGATTCTTCCCGAAAAAGTTTCCCGCGTGGAGGTGGAAAACGAAAAGCAGGAGCAGCGCCTGCAAAAGATCGAATCCACCGCCGCCGACCGCGCCGAGACATTGGCCCGCATCGATGAGCGCACCAAACGCATCGAGCAAATCCTCGCCAACCGTCCGTGATCCTTTGACACGCCGCGCCAACTCGATGAAAGCAATCTTCTTTGTCCTCGACCGTCTCTCCGAGAACTCTACATGGCGCGGACTGATTCTCGTCGCCGTCGCCCTCGGCGTGAAGCTCGAGCCAGAACTTCAAAACCAGATCGTGGCGGCCGGCCTCGGCCTCGTCGGAACGATCAACATTTTCCGAAAAGAAAAATGACCCCGCCCCGCGTCGCGGCAACCATGGTGATGCTGGGATGGTTATTTCTGGCGCTCGCCTTCCTGACCTCGTGCGTGGCCGTCCCGATGCCCCCATTTGGCGACCGCGTCGGCGAGGCAGGCACGCTCCACCTCCGCACCACGGTCCGCTTCGAGCCACGCCTGACCGACAGCGAAGCCAACAACCGCGACCTCTGGAACGCCCTCGGCGAGTTCCAAAAAACCATCCCCGCACTGAAGGACAAATGATCAGCCTCCTCGCTCGCTTCTTTATGCTCCCCAAGCCCGCGCAATCCCCCGCGCCCGCGCCTGAGCCGAAGCCCGCGAAGCCATCCAAAACCTCCCCCGCCAAAACCTCCGGAACCATCAAGCCCGAGCCGAAGTTTTACCAGCAGACAAACAAACGCACCCCAAACATCAGCGCGGGCCGCGTCATCAAGCCCACCCATGTGATCTTGCACCACACCAGCGGAGCCTACGCGGGCAGCGTCTCCTGGTGCTGCGATCCGGTCAGCAAAGTCTCCTACCACTGCATCATCGCCCGCAACGGCAAACGAACCGCCCTCGCTCTCCCAACTCAACGCACCTGGCACGCCGGGGTCAGCTCGTGGCAAGGCCGCAAAGACGCCAACTCGTGGAGCATCGGCATGGCATGGGAAGGCGACACCTACCAAACGCCCTTGAGCGAAGACGCCCTCCTCTCCGCCGTCGAATATCTCCTCCCCATCTTGCGCGAAAACCACATCCCTCTCTCGAACATCCTGCGCCACGCCGATGTCTCCCCCGGCCGCAAAGACGACTGCTCCCCAGCAGCCCACGCTGCCCTCCTAGCCTCCCTCAATCGGGTGCTTTAATATGGCAAAGAAACCCGCCCCGCCCAAAGACCGCGAGGCCGTCATGCTCCAAGCCCGTGCATCT